TAATTAAATTATGGTAATATTCTTTCACTCAAATACTTTTTTAGGAGGAAAGAGAATGGAAGCGAATGATAAGAAGTACAGAAAAACGCCACCTTATATGACTAAAGCAGGTGTTCAAATAGGATTGCTTTATCAAGAACCTTTTGAGACAAGGGCAAGTAAAGACGCCGATGCATTTCAAAGAGTTGTCCTAGAGAAAAAGTTATATAAGCAAAAAAGTTTTATAACTGTTGATTTTTTAATTGTAGCTATATCTGTTGTAGGGCTTATAGTTATTGTTTTTGGAGGTATATATGGCCTCTTATGATGAAGATTATCAACAAGCTATGTGGCATCAAGCCGAACTAGAAAGACAACAAATGCTGATACAAGCGTTGAGTCGAGCTATTAACGGCATCGCAACACCTGACGATTGGAATATGATCCGCTTCGAGTGTGGATTATCCGATGGTCAATTTAGAGACGTTAGATTTAATACAAACTTAGGAGAAAAGAATGAGCTTAGTAGCGAAAACAGAAGGTGGTAGTAGTAATTTTATTCCTGTACCAACAGGCATGCATCTTGCTAGATGTTATAGAATTATTGATCTTGGAACACAAGAATCAACGTACATGGGTAATGTAAAACAATTACATAAAGTCATGTTTCAATTTGAAGTGCACTCAGAAGACGCTCAAGGAAATCCAACAGTAACATCTAAGGGTGATCCAATGACTGTCTCTAAAAACTTCACTCTTACTTTGGCTGACAAGTCAACACTAAGAAAAGATTTACAAACTTGGAGAGGTAAAGACTTTGCACCCGAAGAACTTAAAGGCTTTGAACTTAAAAATGTTTTAGGTCAGTGGGCAATGCTTTCAGTTGTAGAAACTCAAAACAATGGCAATACATATACTAATATTGCTACGATCAATCCTGTTCCCTCCTCAATGAAAAAGAATGGTTTACCTGAAGGTAAGAATGAATTAAAACTATTCTCTATTGATGACGCTGATATGGAATTGTTTGGGTCGTTCTCTGATAACCTTCAAAATAAAATTAGGCAATCCCCTGAATGGGAGCGCTTACATGGAGGACCTAGTACAGGTAATTCTGCATCAAGCGCAAATTTTGATGACATGGCTGACGATTTACCGTTCTAACTATGGTGACTATTGCGAATGACGCAAATCACCCTGATCAACAACCCATAGAAGATGTAAAACTTTGTAGTAATTGTTATGAAAAAAAGTCTGCTAAAGACTTTTACATATCAGCTATTAACAGGGATGGGTTGTCGGGTCATTGTAGAGCTTGCCATGTTAAAAAAGTTAATGCAGGCAGAAAAAATAAAAGGTTGTTATCTTACAAACAGGTTGCCCCACATAAAAAGTTTTGGCTTTACGAGAACAAGTTAAAGAAAAAAGCGCATCAAGATGTGGCTTATGCAATTCTAACAGGAAAATTAGTTCGTCAACCATGTGAGAGATGTGGTACTACACAGCATGTAGTTGCTCACCATGAAGATTATAATAAACCGCTTGATGTTGTGTGGCTATGTAAACATCATCATAAGGAGAGGCACTTGGAAATAGATAGAGAAAATAAAAACAAACCAAAACCTGATATGATCAATCACCCTCCGCATTATACCCAAGGAGGTATAGAAACAATTGAGTATATTCGAGCCAAATTATCACCTGAAGAATATGTTGGATACCTTCGTGGAAACATCATGAAGTACACAAGTCGCATAGGTCTTAAAGGTGAATCAAGTGAAGATTCAGGCAAAATAGAATGGTATGCAAAAGAACTTAACCGATTTTTAACTGAAAGATAATTATGACTGAGCAAAGCAAAAGTTTGTTTTACGCATCAGAGCCACCAAAGATTCGCGCATCAGAATCAAACCATTGGTACACGCGTGATGGCATACCACAATATACAACTGTAGGTAAGAATGGTAAGGAGCGCAATACCACACTAAGAGACGCAAGAGAGCATGACTATATACCCTCGGTAACTACGGTGCTAGGTGTAGCAAACAAACCTGCGTTAGTAGCATGGATGCAAACTCAAGTTTTAATGGCGGCTCTTACATCAACAAAACGCGAAGGTGAATCAGAGCAAGATTATATTGATCGCATTATCCAAGATTCCAAGCAACAAGGACGTAACGCGGCTGATCTTGGTACAGAGATTCATACAGCTATAGAATCGTTTTATGAGGGTGTGTCTCATAATAAGCATCAAGAGCATACACAAGGATGCGTTCGTTCGTTAGAAGAGCACTACGGAAGGATTGGATGGGTTGCAGAGCGTTCATTTGGGCATGAGCTAGGTTTTGCAGGTAAGTGTGACTTACACGCAACAAATGACCCTACAGGTAATGGAATTGTGGTTGATATTAAGACAAAGGATTTTACTGATCCAAAAGATGTGGTAGGATATGATGAACACTTAATGCAGTTATCGGCATATCGAGTAGGGCTAGGCATACCCAACGCCCGCTGTGCCAACATCTTTGTCTCTCGCACGCAAGCAGGTTTGTGCAAAATAATTGAATGGTCGGAAGAAGATTTACAAAGAGGCTTTGAGATGTTTTGCTCATTATTAAAATTTTGGCAATTAAAGAATAAACACAAATAGAGGTAAATATGCTTAACGAAGATTTAATTAAACAAATATATTTTTATTGTAACAACAATGATCCCAATGGCTTATATACAGATCCACAAGGTGAGCCGTTAGATATTATTGAATATGCTCGTAAGATTGAGGCTGTTATTTATGACAGCGCTCGCCTTAAAGAGCATGCTCGATGCGTAGAGATTGTACAAGCACTTAACAAGGATGTAGCAAGAGTGTTGGAGGATCGTAAGTAAGCTCTCTCGCAAAGAGCCTTTAAAAAGGAGGTAATCATGATAGAAACTCTAGCGCTTACATGTTTGGCGCAGACAATGTTCATGGAGGCACGCGGTGAGCCTCAAGCAGGTCAAATCGCCGTAGGGATGGTCTTGTATCGTCGCGCTGACTTTAATCCAAAGCGCGTTTGTAGTGAGATGGCAAGACCTATGCAATTTTCTTGGTATGGGAAGCTCAAACCACCCGAGCGTAGCTCTTACGAACTCAGACCGTTTATATTACTTGCACAAAAAATCTTAACCTTTAAAGTTAAGGACACATCAAGAGGAGCTTATTATTTTCATGAAGCTAGTCTCAAACCAAAGCCTTTATGGGCTCATCGTAAACCAATCGCAGTAGTCATCAATAATCACATTTTTTACTAATGTCTATAGATTTGAGGATAAATATATGACCAACAGGGAATGGATGTTTGGTATTATAGGAACTGTAGCCGTAACCACTATGATGCTTGTAAGTGTGGACATCACAATCAATAAGTTTGAACCGAAACCACTCAAAGACAAACGCATCAAGTGCGTTGACGGCGACCTATGGGAAGAGGTGCGTCCGCGCCTTTTTATCAAGAGTCACCTACAATGCTTTGAGGAAGGAAAATTTAATTCAAGATGACAGACGATCAAATTATATATATCGTAAAGGATGTTGACTCTTTTTTAATGAAAGAAGTTCAAGACTTTCAAATTACAGCGATTGATTTAAGCGCTATTGTAAACTCACGTCTAAGAATGTTGAACGCTTCAGAGGGGTCAGAGGAAGACTATGATGACCTTATAAATCATTTAAATAGTCAAACTGTCATCTTGCCGAAACAAATACATTAGAAAATGAAGAAAAGGTCATTTGAAGAATTAGCGCAGATAGTGAATCAGCACATAGAAAAGTACGAAGATACAACCCGTAATAGAATTAAGATTGCAACAGGAATCAATAACCATAAGCTTGATGAGTTAGAAGCTTTAGGATTAATTAAGCTACCCCCTAAAGTAAAAGCAGGTATGAATAGTAAGACTTGGAGATGGTATAAGACATGACAGTATTGCGCACAGAGGAACATTGTAAGGCAATTTACACATTGCTCTGTAAGCTACCGCCATTTGACAATATAGAAATGCCTAAGGCATCACAAATTAAATGGATTATTTCGGATAGAGAAGATGTTCTTGGGGAGTACGAACCTGAGCCACATCGAATTACTGTATCACTAGCAAGACAAGATCACTTTGAAAATATATGTAAGACAATCATTCATGAAATGGTGCATATGTTGCTTTACCTAGAAGGTAAGTCATACTATGACAAACATGATAAAACGTTTAAAGCTTGGACGGCTAAGATAGCTTCTATTTACGGGTTTGACCCTAAAGAGCTTTAGTCTTTTGGTGGGAAGCGTTTAGTAACGCTTTCGTATTGAGGACCATACTTACTATATAGGTATTCAGCACCTGCTAGTGGTACGCTTAATGCACCTGCTACGCCTCTAATAGGATAAGGAACTGTGGGAGTTAGTGCTACACCTGCTGTAAGAGCTTCAGCGGCAGATAATAATCCACCACCAATCTGACCTTTTTCAAATCTTTCTCTTGCATTCTCAGCCGCAAATCCTGCACCCAAGCCTGCTAATGGACCTGTAATGCGCGAATGCTTTCCAATAAATTCTCCCATGCCTCTTGGGATAGATTTAAATCCTTCTTTAACTTTTTGAAATTTTGTGAGAGGCTTACCTTCTAAAGCTTGTGGGGGAACTAATAAACCTGTATCTGTAGCTGTTAATGGACCCATCTTTAATACAGGACTATCTTGCATGATAATGCCTGACCTTCTCATGCGCTCAATTAATTCTTTATTATTAGCGGCTTGCTCTGCTCGACGTTGAGTCTCTAAGTTAAAACCTGCTTCTCTTGCTCGACCCGATGTGCCAAACTCTGTTGTACCAAATCTAGGATCTGTTGGAGGTATGCTTGTAGCAGGTGCTTTAGGTTTATTACCCATGTATTCACTAAAGCCTAATCCTGTACCTAATAAAGCTCCTGTTGCAGGAAGTAGTGCTTTATCAAGAGGAGATCTTTCTTCAAGCGTTTTTGGTTCTGCATCTAAAT